AATCAATAATACAAGGGGCTTTGGCGGTAAACAGGGCTTTAGCCGTTCCTCCTGGTCCGCCATTTACTATTGGTTCAGCCATTTCCGCAGGTGTTTTCGCAGGAATACAAACGGCGACGATTATTGCCCAGCCCCTTGCTGAGGGTGGCGTGGTCACGGGGCAACGGGTGAATCAAAAGCAAAACATACCAACGCGGTCAAATGGTGACAATGTACTTGCATACGTTAAACGTGGTGAGGTTGTATTGAACCAACGCCAACAAAGTTTATTGGGTGGTTCTCCCACATTCAGGAAACTTGGTATCAAAGGATTCGCTGAAGGTGGCATGGTTCCACCGATAAACCCACCGATACAAGGCTTAGGTTTACAGGGAAACATAAACGAATTTTTGCAAGTCATGGATGCAAAGACGGACGCGATAAACAACAGGATTGACAGGTTGCAGGCATACGTTGTGAGTGAGGACATTGCGCGCGATCTCGCTGAGGGAAATAAGTTGAAAATAAACGCCACTTTATAAATGTGCAATTGTATGAAGACAGGAAACATTTGGGGAGAACTTGGTTCACGGATTCCCGAGGAATACAAGGCGCAAGTTATCGCCACGGTCAATAGGACATATAGGGTGTTAAGCATTGACCCGAACGACATGGATTATTTATTTAATATTTATAACAATTTTGTCAACCATTACGAGCCTGAGCGGCGAAATTGTCCAGCGTGTAGAACAAAAGTAGTGGGTAAAATGAGACAAATTGTAAATTATTGGAATGAAAATGGATGAATTTGAAATGATTAATGGTGATTTATTGCAGGATTTTACGCATGAAATCTTGAATAAATACAGTGCTTTTTGCCAAAAGGAAGGCATTACACCCAGCTTTTTTCATCTTATTTCCTTTCTCGTTAAAACCGACGTGGTAAAGGAAAAAACGGTGGCGAAATATATGGTCATGCAGCTTTACCCGAATAGCCTTTATTCGAATGATTCAAAAATGGATGCCATGATGGAAATAAGCATACGTACGGGTATTTCTAAGAAGCACGTTTATAACATGGTGCAACACCCTGAAAGGTTTGGTTTTCAAATCAAGCAAAAAAGAAAAGATAAAAACAAGAACGAGTAATTTTGTAAATAAATTATTTTTATTTTATGACATACGCCGATTATCCAGATGCCGCAAAGAACAATGCACGACGCGCACTTGACCACAAAAAGAATGGTTCGGATTGCGGAACGCTTGTTGGCTGGCAGCGGGCAAATCAAATCGCCAATGGTGAAGGGTTATCTGAAGAAACGGTGCAACGCACCTATTCTTTTTTAAGCCGCGCGGAAACGTATGACCAGGGCAAATACTTTGATGAAGATGGTTCTGAAATTTGCGGCTCAGTAATGTACGACGCATGGGGTGGCAGTGCGATGAAGGTTTGGGCGGAGGCAAAGTACAAGGCGATACAAAAGGACAAAGCAAAAAACATGGCAAAAGTAAGTATAGATATTTTAGGGGAAATTTCGGAATCGGTTAATTCTTATAATTCAGTAAGAAACAAAATTAACCAGGCGAACGGGCAGCCAATTAATTTAACGATATCCTCAGGCGGTGGCAGCGTCACTGAAGGCATGGGTATTGCTGATTTAGTGGCTAATTATCCCGAAGAAACCACGGCAACAGGAATCGGCTTGGTAGCAAGCATTGCAACGGTTGTACTGTTGGCAGCGGACAATGTTAAAATGACTGAGAATGCCTTCATGATGATCCACCGACCTTGGAGTTATACGATGGGTAACGCCGACGAGCTTGAGGCAACGGCTGAATTATTAGACAAGATGGAGGCAAAATTACTTGACATTTACACGGCTTCGGTTCTTAAACGCAGGGGATACCAAAACAACCTAAAAGAAATTATTACCAATATGATGGCAGCTGAAACATGGCTGACCGCTCAGGAGGCACTTGAATTTGGCTTCATTGATGAAATTGTTAAAGTTGGCGAAAAAAACATAGATATGTTACCGTTGCAAAATAGCCTAAACAAGTTCTTGAATGTTCCAGCCGCATTATTAAACAATACAAAAAAAGAAGATGAAATGGGTAGTTCTATTTTAGAAAAAATCAAAAGCCTTCTTAATAGCATAGATGAAACTCCCACCGTGGAAAATGTTATTGAGGAGCAAAAAGTAGTTGAGGATGTGCCAAAAAACGATGAAGTTGAAATGGCTATTACTTTACTAAAAGATTTAGGTTACTTTGTTTTATCTCCAGATGAAATGGATGCTATTCATTCAAAGCAAAAACAGGAGATGGAATCTATGTACAAAAAGACCGAAGAACAAAAGAACTCGATTACTGAAATTGAATCAGTTCTTGAAACATTGGGCAACGAATTAGTCGCACTTAGGGCGCAAGTTAAAAAAGGCGTTGGACTTCCTTCGGGCGGCTCAGCCCACGAAAAGGTTCAGGAAACAAAAGCGAAATCGAGTTACTTTGATTCTTTCGCTTCATTAGTTCAAACTAAAATCTCACAAAGATAATGGCAACAGCAAACGTTAATGGTTTTCTCGATTCAAACACATATATCGGGCAAAACAATTTAAACCGCACCAACCCCTATGCAAATGCAGGTGGAATCAACGCGGAAAAATTATATGGAATTGATACCTTCACGGATCGCATTCCAGTTTCCTTCACTTATGGCACTTCCTCAGCTGGAAAGCGTTTGAACTTTGCGCCGCTTACAGGCGTAACAAGCGCAAGTGATTTTTACAAGGTTACCGTTATGGACGAATCAGGAAAGGAGGCATACGCCAACTGGCAGTCCTCGGCACCAACGGCAATTTTACAAATTAATACTTCGGCGTTAAATCCTAGTAATGATTGGAAGGTATTATTTGCCGTGGCAACAACCGCAGGCGCAAAGACAGAGTTTTCATTTGGTATCGAGGATTCATTTGTTTTAACAAATACGTCTGCAACCATTTCTTATCCAAACCTTTAAAATTAAAACAAAATGGCATTAGTTGAAATAAGCCAATTAGACGTGTCCTTTAGAGGCACGGAGGCAAATAACATTTTTTTAGAACCAGTCTTTTTTGACGATGACCTTCGCGGACAATTTCGCGTACTTGGTAACGTTGCAAATAAAAAGAAAATGGTTTTTGTTCAGCAGTTGGAAAACATTGTACGCAAGTACTCAGGCTGCGGATTTAATCCAGTGGGTTCAGTTGACATTTATCAGCGCACGATTGACGTTGAAAAAATGAAGGTTGATTTGGAAATGTGTTGGGATGAATTTGAGGATACCGTTTTTGAAGAGTTGTTAAAAACAGGTACAAGGCTTCCAGACGTTTCGGGAACATTGATTGAAAATATTCTTTTGACCCGTACACAACAGGCGATAAGAAATGACATTACCCGTCTTTCTTACTTCGGTGACCAGTCTTCAAACAACCCTAATTTTGATTCATTAGACGGTTTTTGGACTGTTTATTATCCTCAGTTGGTTGCACAAGACTTGGTACCACGTTGCAACACGGGTTCAGGTACAAACCTTGCGGCTGGTGACGGCTTCGCGATTCTTCGCGATGTGTATGACCAGGCTCCTTTGCAATTAAAAGGTTTACCTGCCAACCAAAAGGTGTTTAATGTAACTCAAAGCGTTTATTCTCAGCTTCGTGAGGACATTGAAAACGGCGGTGGTGGTGACTACGGTTTACTTCAGTTGATTAATGGTGTTGAACAATTTACATTCCGTGGTGTAACCGTTATACCTCAATTCCGTTGGGATGACATTGCAACAGGACTTGGAACAACCAAACCGCATTACGTTGAATATACTACGCCACAAAACAAGGTACTTGCAACAGACGTGTTAAGCCCTGAAACGGCTTTGGAACTTTGGTACGACCAAAAAGACGAAAAGGTGTATATTAAAGCGCGCTTCAAAATGGGCGTTAATTATATTCACCCATCATTAATCAGCTTAGGCTACTAATAAAAAAGAATGAGCGCAATAACAGGCGGTTGGCTTAATCAATGTACAGATGGCACTTGCGCTGGTGGTATTGGCAAATTTTATGTTGCCAATGCCAATCAGGTGACAAGCATAACCAACAACGCATCGGGAGCAACCACGGCAATAACAATGACTTCCACGGCTGCCGTGTTTTACGAGATTGAATTTAGGGATAACTCAGGAGCATTCACGGAAACAGTGACGCAAGACCCTGATACTTTGTCAGTAGCCATTGAGCAAAGTTTAACAGGTGTAATCAACTGCCGTGACCAAGAGTTACGTAACCTTATAAACGACATGGCAGGTCAGGCTTGCGGCTTGGTTTGCGTACACGTGGAAAATACGGGTAATTATTGGATTTGGGGCGTTGAACCAGTTGGCGGTAAGAAAAGGGTTGCAAGGTTAACAAGTGCCGAAGGTTTATCTGGTGCATTGTTTACAGATTCAAATCAAGAAACGCTTACCATTACCTGCAGAACCACGGAGAAAGCAAGATTTATTGTTAACGGCGCAACAGTGATGAACGCCTTAGATTAATAAAAGTATGATAGTTAGAGAAAAAAGCAAACAAATGCTTTACGTGGGGGCTGACCTTTCGGGCAAAGCTGGCATTATTCGAAAAACTATCGGCGAACTTTCACAAAACGAATTGAGGGCTTGGTATCAATCAAGCCCTCAGGACGTTGGGCAACACGTCATTTATACCCCTGAGAAAAAAAGCTATGAGCCAACAATTAAAGAAAATACAGGCAGTCCCGAATCGGAACAATCGAGTAAGTAAACGGAATCAAAGCCCTTTACTTGCTTCGGTTACCTTAGATACATCCAATACAATGCTTGTAAAGGAGGACATTTTTAACGAGCCGTCACGGGAGAGGCTTGATTTTACGGGGGCAAAATGGGTGCGGTTCTTTACTCAAAAGGATGACTTTTTAAAGAGCCTTATAGCCATTGTTAACAATTCGCCGACGTTAAGAAGGATAATAGAAGATAAAACAAACATGGTCGTTGGTGACGGCTTCATCCCGATGAAGGGCAAAGCAAACACATTGCTTACCACGTCCATGAAGGGTGAAGTTATTACCGACGATTCTTTAAGCGAAATAGAAGATGTTATTTCACAGGTTAATTTACACGGGCAAAATCTTCAGGAGGTTTTGGCTCAACTTGCTTTTGACTATGATGCTTTTGGAAATAGCTTTTGCGAAATTGTTAAAGGCAAAGTAGGCAGCGAACCATTTACTTATATTTATCATGTACCAGTTTATAACGTTGGTATTCGAAAAGCGGAAGCCGACCAAATAATTAAATCCGTTGGTATTTATGATAATTGGGAAGAAGTGCCACTCACCACCGACGGCGTATTTTATGAAAGCGAAGGATTTAGGGAAGTGCCGATTTATCCTGACTTTAAGAAATTTGAAGACGGAACGCAAAGAAGCGTTATCCATGTGAAGCAATACGCCGCAGGCTATTTTTACTTTGGTTTACCTGAGTGGATTGGCGCAAAAATGTGGGCTGAAATTGAATACAGGATTCAGCGGTTTAATACAAGTAAATTTGAAAACGGCTTCATGCCTTCTGGGGTGATGCAATTCTTCGGCTCAATTACGCCCGACCAAGCAAAGAAATTGGTTGAAGGTATTGAAAGCAAGTTCACAGGAATGGGGAATAATCATAAGTTATTTGTTCAGGTTCTCCGTGACGAAAAATTAAAAGCAAATTGGATTCCCACCTCCAAAGAAAGTGAGGGAGAATTTTTAAACTTGCAAAACTTGGCAGCCTCAGCCATTGTTGTGGCTAACAGGTGGAGCAAGTCACTTGCAGGCTTCGCCACGGCGGGGCAACTTGGAAGCAATCAACAGATACGTCAGGAAATGGAGTACCTTCAAAGTACGGTGATTAAGCCGCGCCAAAACTTGATGCTATCTAAAATTATAAATCCTTATTTAGCCGAAATTGGGCTTTATAACCCAGCCTTTAAAGACGTTCAATTTTCTATTTCAAATACATTGCCTGTGTCATTCATGGGTGAAATAAAGGTTGAGGATAATTTGACGCAAGATGAAAAGAGGGAAATATTAGGTTATTCACCAATCGAAACAAATGAGCCAACTAATACAACCGTCTGAGGTTATAAGCGGTGGAGTTGCAAGACCAACGCCAGCAGATATACGACTTGATAAAAGCCTTATAAGCCCTCATATTCAAGATGCGGAGTTTCAATGGATTGTCCCAGCGATTGGCGTATCTTTTTACGATACCTTAGTGGCTGCAAAAGGAAGTTCAACCGCCTTCACGTCGACGGCTTATCAAGCGTTATGGAATGATCATTTAAAATCCTTTTGCGCCAACGCCGTTTTATACGAAGCAGCTCCGTACATGGTTATGCAACTTGGAACAAATGGACTTTACACACTTGATAACGAGTACGGGCAAAACGTGGGGGTTGAAGGATTAAAATTTTATCAAGATACCATGCTTCAAAGGCTTGGGGTAAAGAAAAAAAGAATCAAAGATTATTTGTGCACTTGCGCAACCAATTTAATTGGATTCATTCCCAGCGCCATTGGTTGCCCTGAGGCAACTTGTAATGAGGATGACGAAATATTTGATATTTATAACACGATGGGAATAGTACTATGAGTGAAGAAATAAAACCAAAAAAGGAACGTAAGTTTTTAAAGGCATTAGGAAAAATCGGAGAGGTTTTGATTCAAGAACTTTTTTTCAGAGTAGGGAGCAATTTGATTCGAAAGATTGGAGGCAAAAAAACATTGCCTTCAATTCTTTTTTTATTCCTTTCCCTCAGCCTTTTCGCGCAATACCCAAACACATTAAACAAACAACGGCTTGGATTCCAGACCACAGCCGACGGGCTTGTTTGGCGTGGGGCATTGTCCGACACGGCTTCCATTCAACCGATAAACAATCAAAACGCGTGGGTGATTCTTGATACGGTTAACCTTAAATTTTATACGTTTGATTTTACCTCCAATGTTTGGAACTTGGTCAACGGTGGAACAAGCGGTTTAACAATGCCATTTGATTCCATCACCTTCAACACGACAAAGAATGGCACGGTGGGTGTGGGAGAAGTAGAATACAATGATACACAGGGTTCTTTGATACAAGGGCTAAAAGGTGGTAACGTTACCAATGTCATTGGGCAACAATTACACCAACGCGTGAACAACAGAACAGGTGCACCATTGGCAAAGGGTGACGTGGTTTATTTGGCAGGAAGTCAGGGCAATCGAATAACAGTGGCAAAAGGTTTAGCGGTAACGGATGCTTTTTCGGCTAACACTTTTGGTGTAGTGGCTGAAAACATTGCGGACAATCAAAGCGGTTTTATAATTACCGAAGGCTTAATAACAGGCTTAAATACCTCAGCCTTAACGGAAGATAGCGCGGTTTATTTATCGCCAACGGTGGCAGGTGCATTGACTTCAACAAAGCCACAAGCACCACAACACAGCGTATATATTGGCGTATGTGTTAAAAGTAATAACGGTTCGGGGGAATTGTTTGTCAAAATTCGCAACGGGCAGGAATTGGATGAGCTTCACGATGTTCGGATAACCTCACCCGTTGACAGGGCTTCTTTGTATTATAAATCAAGTGAAAAACTTTGGCGCGACACAACGGCAGCCCTTTTGGTAAGTGACACGGCTTCGATGCTTGCTAACTATGCCACAAAAGCATACGCGGATACAACGGGAAGGTTATATGCAAGGCAGGATTATACCACAGGGGTAACATCTTCAACTTTAACATGGACACAAAGTGACACTTTGATTCCTGGGGGAGTTACCGTCGTTCAAGTTTATCGTAACGGACAAATACTTTTGCCTTCGCAATACACGATACCAACTTCAACAAGCGTGGTAATTGCAGCTTCATCATTCAAAGTCAATGATAATTACACGGTTATTTTTCCGCGTGGTGGCGGTGCAGGAAGTGGTGGAGGATCGGGAAGTTTAACTTCTATTTCAGGAGGTACGGGAATCCTTGTTTCACCTGACCCAATCACAACAACGGGTACGGTTTCGGCTGACCTCAGTGTTTTAATGGAGTTAACAGATACGTCTTTATTAAAGCTTTCATCAAGACTTGCAACAAAATTAAATACAAGTGACACGGCTTCGATGTTATCGAATTATAACACGCGTATAAATAGCAAATTAAATATATCTGACACGGCTTCAATGCTTGCGCCTTACTTTCGAGATGCTGATACAAGTTTATTAAATCTTACCTCAAGGTTTGCATTAAAATTAAACGCAACCGATACCGCTTCCCTTTCCAACAGGATAAACGCAAAGGGCAACGGCACGGTTACAAGTGTTGCCACGGGCTACGGATTAACAGGTGGAACAATTACCACGACAGGTACTTTGTTACTTGATTCAGCCGTTGTATTTTCGAGGATACGGGATTCAATTGTTGACGTGGCAATTGGGAATGATACCATAAAGATTTTAAAACAGGAATATGCACCAGCTACTTCAAGCGTTTTAACTTGGACGGTAACATCAAAATTTCCCATCCAATCTAAGTCTTTTATTTTGGTGTTTAGAAATGGGCAGCTTCTTATAAATACTCAATACAATTTAACAGATACTAATAAAATTACCATTGTTTCCAACTCATTCAAATTAGGGGCTAATTACACGGTTGTTACGGTTTCGGGCATTGGTTCAGTGGGTACTGGCGTGTTTCCAAACCCCGTTTACCCTGAGGCAGGAATCGCGGTATCCACGGGAAGCGCGTGGGCTTCAAGCATTGCAAATAATTCAAGCAATTGGAACGTCGCATTCAATGACAAAATAACCAACGCTCAATTTACGGGAACAAATACAAAGACGTTGACTTTGACCCAATATGACGGAGGAACATTTACGCCAACGTTTACCGATTTGCAAGGGGTGACAGGCGTCACGGCAGGAACAGGGTTAACGGGTGGTACGATAACATCAACAGGCACGGTGGCGGTTGACTTTACGACGGTTGCACCTTTGGCAAGTCCAACGTTTACGGGAACGGTTTCGGGGATAACGAAAAGTATGGTTGGTTTGGGTAATGTGGATAATACTTCGGATGCTAATAAGCCCGTATCAACGGCAACCCAAACGGCGTTGAATGGTAAACAAAACACATTAACCAACCCAGTTACGGGCACGGGAACGACAAATACTTTGCCTTTATTTACAGGGTCTTCAACTTTAGGAAATTCAGTTGTTCAACAATCAAGTAATAACATTGGGATTAATACAACGCCTTTTGCATCATTGACATTGGCTCAGGGTAAAAATATAATGCTTGATGCTTCGTCAAATAATATACCAAGAATTTTATTTTATGAATCAAACGCACGGAATGAAAACGACGTTCAATTTGGTGCAAAGATTCAATACAATTCACAAAGCGACAGATTAGAATTTATCATGCGAGATTCTTTTTCTGCCGACCCAAGCGGAGACGAATTGGCAATATCAATTACAAGACAAACTGGAAATACAACCATTCATAAAGACTTAACCGTTACAGGCAACATCACCGAAGCTGGAAACAATGTTTTAACGAGTGCAGATACAACTTCAATGCTTTTGCCATATTTAAGAACGGCTGACACAACAAATATGTTATCACCCTATTTTAGGGATGCTGACACGACAAACCTTAATCTTAATTCAAGATTTGCAAGTAAATTAAATTTATCGGATACTATAAAACTAACAACATTCGGAACAAGCAACGCTGCAACATTGATAAATAAAACTTTAAATATTCCAAATTACAAAACTTTAAGCGTTACCGATCCTTTGCAAGATTACATTGTTAAATTTAGCGATAACATTGGAGCTGGAATAAAAAGAAGTAATATATTTGAAAGTGGTACAACTGTTGATATGGCAAGTAGTGACGTCAAATTAGGTGCAATAAAAAACAACGGTACATTTTCAAGTCCAATTACAATATCCACAAATTGCGGTTCTTCAGGATCGCCAAATTTAATCGGAACAAGCACTGGCAATTATGTAAATAACTGTTCATCTGGCACGGCTTATATTTTGCTTCCTGACCCAGCGGACGTATCTGGATTTACAGTTGGAAGGATTTTAACAATTACAAATTTAAGGTCAAACCAAAGCATTGTTTTAAATACAAGTGGCTCTTATTCAAATGCAAGACCATTAGGAATAGACGGTGCGGCTGAATCATCTATTGCTGCAAAGCGTTGGATAACCGTGCAAAGCAACGGCACAAATTGGTACATTATTTCAACAGGAAGCGCATTGTAAACAACAAAAACATAAACATGAAACAAATCCTTTTCCTTTTCCTTTTCCCATGCTTTGCTTTGGCGCAGTACCAAGGGAATGCAAATCAAAAAATCACATTGGGCGAACAAACGACTGCCGACGGGCTGGTGTGGCGTGGTCGATTGGCTGATACGGCTAACCTTTTGACTAATAAACTTGACACATCTGTGTACATTGTCTTAGACACAGGAACAAGGGCAATGTGGTATTACCGTGCATCAACAACGCCAAAATGGACAAGGTTAGTAGATAGCTTAAATAATTTAGAAGGGCAATTATCCCTTACGACAAAAGTTAGCGGAACATTGCCTCTTGGAAATGGTGGAACGGGAAGCGCAACAAAAAACTTTGTAGATCTGACAACGACGCAAAATAGCATTGGAGGGTCAAAAACTTTTACAAATCCTTTAGTTGTTGCAAGTACAATAAAAATACATAAAGGTCTTGCAAATGACAATGAAAGTACAGCTATTGGAGATTTAAGTTTAAATTCAACTACAACAGGAATTAGAAATACTGCTTTTGGTCAATATGCTTTACAAAACATGAAAACAGGAAATAGAAATTTTGGACTTGGACAATATGCAAATTATTTAGATACGGCTGGTTCATTTAATGTGGCTGTTGGTTGGGGTGCCTTATCAAATAATTTATCAGGTTCAACAAATTTGGCTTTAGGTTATATAGCTTTGTACGAAAATACAAATGGTAGTTCAAATACAGCAATCGGCAATCAAGCAGCTGGACAATTAACTAATAGTAATACAACGGGAAGTAACAATACTTTTATAGGAAACCAAGCAGTTGGAGAAAGTCCAACCACATCAAATCATATTACACTTGGAAATAGTTCAATTACTAAATTACGTTGTCAAGTTGCTCTTACAACTTTTTCAGACGGCAGAGATAAAACAGATATTTTACCATTAAATTATGGCATGAATTTTATAGACAAATTAAAACCTGTATCATTTATTTGGGACATGAGGGATGGAGGTAAAATAGGCGTTCCTGAAATAGGCTTTATCGCACAAGATTTACAACAAGCACAAATTGATTTAGGTATCAATGTACCTAATCTTGTTAGTGGTACAGAAGAAAAACTTGACGTTACTTATAATACACTTTTGCCGATTATTGTCAAAGCATTGCAAGAGGCAAATGAAAAAATAAAGTCACTTGAACAAAGATTATTAATTCTCGAAAACAAATAACATGAAAAAAATACTTTTTTTATTACTATTTCCTTCTATCATTTATAGTCAAGATATTTTATCTGATACGATTTTTGTAAGGAAAACAAACAATACCTATTTTGTTGTAAAGCAAACATTATTTACTGATTCAAGCTTGATTGAAACGATTGATAATTATGGAGATAGTTTGTCAGCCATTCAAAGAATTGTTTATTTAGCGAATGACTATTCATACAAAATAGCACAAATAGCACGCGGTTATATTGGGCGTGGTAAAATTAATCAGTTGATTAAATTGCAAAATGATTTGCACCAACAAATTAGCGGAAGACCTGTGTACACATCAACGGCAATCAGGGATTCAACGGCTTTCCTTGGCGATTGGACATTGGTATTTAATGGTGAAAATATCCTTGGTGAAATACAGTTGAATGCTAACAAAAGATTAATCTTTAATCCTGACAACGGCAAAGTATATACCATTTCAACAAACCTATTACTCTCGACTTTTACAAATCAAATCACTTTTTCATTTAACGGTGTGCGCTATGACTTATACAAGTTTGCTAACGGTAAATTTGCAACCGTGGACAATGATGTTAGGCTAATAAAAAAAGAATAATGAAAACAACATTAATCAACTTTTTGCACCTTGGATGGGAGAAAATAACATATGCGATTTGCTGCGGTTATATTTTTTCTTTTTTCATACCAATAAAGGGATTTTTAATATTCACGGTATTTGTCGTATTTGCGGACATGGCAACTGGGATCCTGGCAGCAAGAAAAGAGCAGCAAAAGATAAATAGCAAAGGGCTTTATAGGACAATGGAAAAGATAGTTGTATATTTTTGTGGTATCCTAATTTTCGAGGGTGCAAGAAATACGTTTTCCCTGCCATTCAACATTACGTACATGGCAGCGTTCTTGATTGCAACGGTGGAGCTTTATTCTATTGCTGAAAATATTAAGCGCATTACAGGCGTAAACCTTGGCGTTTTAATTACACGTTTTTTTAATCGTTAAAATAAATAATCATGCAGACTAATTTAAAAGAAGCCTTAAAATCGGCTGATACAGTTAAAAGTCCACTTGGTGACATCGCTTGTTATTCAATGAACTTTGCGGAGCTTGCAAGTGAAATCAATGTACACTTGGAAGGCAATAAAGTGAAATTCACGTGGCGCGAATATATCCAGTTAGCCCAAATAATTTGGGATAAGATTAAGGAAACAAGTCGCGAATGTGCTGGAAAAGAAATTGAAGTAAAATTGCCTGCAAAGTTATCATTGATTAGTGCAGCTTTTGCATTGATTGGATTCAAATTATAGGCGCAGCAGGATTCGCTACCTTAGTGCCGAGGGGAGTAGATTAATTTCTATTCCCCTTAAAAATATAAAAATATGAAAGCATCTAAATTTTGCATCTTTATTGACGCGGGTCATGGAGGCATTGACGTAAAAAAAAAGTTACCTTACAATTATACGACATACCCGTCAAAGTGCGCTCAGCATAACAATGCAAAGTTCCACGGTTACGGGTGGTTCTTTGAGGGCGTGTTCAACCGAGACGTTGCGGCAAAGATTGAGCAGTATTTAATTGACTGGGGGTTTCCAGTGGTTCGCGTTTACGATTCTGTCTTGGATATTACCCTCGCAAAGCGCGTGGCGAAGGCAAATATTAACGCAAAAAATTACGAAGATTCGTTATACCTAAGCATCCACGGTAACGCGGCGGCTTCGCCCAATGCAAGGGGATTCGAGGTGTTTACGAGCAAGGGCAAAACAAGGTCGGACATTTACGCTGAGTTCTTGTTTAACGAGGTTCAGGAGGCTTTTCCCAAATGGGTTTATCGCATGGATACCACGGACGGGGATAAGGATAAAGAAGAAAGTTTCTTTGTTATTACTCAAACAAATATGCCAGCGGTATTAAGCGAAAACGGCTTCTTTACAAATTACCACGACGCGTTAATGATGTTTGACCCCGTGTTTCAAAATACGTTGGCTTTGTCTCATGCACGGGCGGTGGTTGATTATGCGAAAACGCAAGGGGTAATCTTTTAAATAAAAAAGGGCTGGTTCAAATGCCAGCCCCGATATACACATCAACAATTTAACAAATGATAATCAATCAATTATAAGCTTTATAAGCCTTGCGGCTGATTCTTTTAAAGTATCGGTTTCCTTTGCATGATAAAGTTGGTAACAAATGCTTATCATTCTTTCTTTATTCATTGATTGATAGGCAGGCATCGTCTCAGGAATCAAAGGATTCAAGTAAAAATTTATTACCGATTGTTTGCTATTTACCGTGTCGGCAAAGCGAATAGGAGCTGGGCGCGCGTTGAAACATCTTTGCGCCTCCTTCCATTGTTCGATGGTTAATCCGTCGGTTAATTCGTTATTTTTCATTTTGCTTTGTTTTATTTGTGTACAGCGTTATATGTTATTTCACACATTATTGGTTGAATAATTCTGTTGTATCCAACGGTATAGCGACTGAAACAACTTTCGCAAGAAAAATACTTTGACATACATTTACCTCCACTTTCGGTGTGCGAATATTGTGAATCAGAATCAACTTTGCCATCGCAAACAGGGCATTTATCCTTAAGGTACTTTTGCCATATCAAATCATGCGTATATTCTCTTTTCTCAGGCATCGTTTTTTCCCTTGTAAAATCTCCGCAATCTTCGCAATACTCCCCAAAATCCATATTATTTGATTCAGAGCTGCAATTTTTACATATATAAATCATCTTTTGATATAATTTTTTGCCATAAGCGCAAGGAAAAAAGCGTCGATTTCGTCTTGGCTTATTTTGGCTGGTTTAAAATCTGGTTCAAATTTCAATCGCTCACTTGCGACCACTTTCATAAATATGTCTTTATTAAACTTTTTACCCTTTGCCTCAGGGCTAATATTGTATGCTTCCAAGTTGTAACTTTTTATCCATTCATAAGCAATTCGCGAAGCGGCTTGGTTCATGCCAACGTTGCGGGACATTTTGGAAAGGATCGCGCGGTTTATTGAATTATTAAAAGTCACATTCTGAAGGCTTGAATCTTCGACAAGAACAATGGGGTTTTCATATGCCACCCAGGTTATAACGTCTCCGATGAAATCAGCAAACCTTTTATACTTTCTAAAAATCATGGTTCGGTCTGCAATAATGCAAACCGCCATGCCACTTAATCTTAACGCTGGGTCAACACCTATTAGTGTCCTCATTTGTTTTTAATTGTTTCAATCATTTTTTGCAAAAGCATTAATTCTAATTGATTTTTATTTACAAACGTTGCAATCTCTCCGTCTATTCTAATTATTTCTGCCTGAACATTCATATTTTTATAATATCTATAAATAACAGCATTAAAAAATTTTAATGAATTATTTTTGATAAATTCAGAATATGGTATAATTGAATAATCTAAACCATAATTTTCACTAAAAAATCTAAATGCCTGGGAAAATGTTGGCGCTAAAGTAATTCCTAATTTTTTGTTAAGCATGTAATTCAAATCATTATCTATATCCATAGATAAATTTGTTCTTAATTTACCAGTAACGTTATAATAATATGTAAAACAAGGTTCATTAAATCCAAATTCCCTGAGCGCTAAAGCAATTTCATAACTTACAAATTCATTTATCATGGCTATAAGGTTATTGTTTTGAATGAAGATACAAAGTTTTTTGCCGTTGTTCCCGTGGTTTCATTGTTTTCTTTTACCTCAACCTTTACGCGTGGTTTCCTTTTGCGCTTTGGCTTTGGCTCAGGTGCATTGATACCATAAGCCTCAACGCCCTTGTCAACAAAGTTGATTTCAAGAAGGTAACCGAAAACAATGATGGTTCCAACGAATAAAAACATGGTGATAAATTCGCCGCCTTCATATTGTTCCTGTAAGCCAAAGAAGATTTCAACCAAGGCGACAAGGGTAGCTCCCAGGGCAATCTTCGGAGGGTAAGTACTTCGCCCTTTGGTTGGATTCAAGAAATCCATGAAAACCACGGCAAACCTTCCGAGTTGCAAGATACTGGCGGCAATAATCGCAAGCCAAAAGTCAATGGGGAGAAAAATGGCGGTTAGGTAGGCGTTAATGCCATACGTTAAAACGATTGTTAAAAGCATGATGGTTGGGATGTTATCCGAAATTGATTCGAATGTCCATTTAAATTGTAAATTGTTGAAATTTTTTTCCATGATTAATTTGTTTTTGTTGTGTGTAAAAAATTAGGGCAGCTGGGGGTGCTGCCCTGTTGAGGTGATTAATAATTATTTTCTTCTCCATTCGTAGCGCACATCTTCTTTCATCCAAGAATAGCTGTGTAGTAAATTACCTTTTTTGCCGATAACTTCGCCTAAGAAAGTAGGCTCTGTCAAAGTATTGAATGGCTTGCGACCTACTTGAAAATTAGATGTTAATACATCGCCAGTCAATGTTCTAATTTCAACTTGCTCAAATCTTTCAGGATAAACCGCTCTTTCAACTCTTGAAATTAAATCATCAAGATTAAATCTTACTAAATCTACCATAATTTCAGTAGCCTGTCTTACGCTATTGGTAGCTGAATGATCGCTAATTCTTACTTTACATACATTGATTAAATATTCAACTGGACATTCTTTTTTAATGATAAGATAACCGCTATTTCCAAAATCAGTAGATGAAAGTGCCTGTCCAACAAAATATCCTTCTGGAAGAATAGCGTTAATAGCTTGTAATGCTACTTCCATTTTTTGTTCGATGAGTTCTAAAGTTGTCATTTTGTTTTGTTTTTGTTGTGTGAAATATCGTTTCGTTCTTTCGATATGTAAATATACAAAGTAATATTTAAACAAAAAAATATTTACAAAAATAAATGCAAAATAATTTAAAATTCATCTCTTTTTCCTTTCAATGGGTAATGGTTCTTTTTCAACTCCCAGAACTCAGCCATTAACGAGGCGCGAAACTTGTAATCTCGATCCGTGTGATACCCTGACTTGTACACGCATTTACAAATGCTTTCGTATAACCGTATGCCTTTCAACTTGTAATTTGCCTTCTTACAGGCGGCGTACCTTCCAGAATTTAAAACGTCTGCCCAAAGCTTCATGCCTTCTTCCGTTGTGCTTGCACTCATGAACTTGGCGCGAATATACTTGTCACGTCCGCGAATAACCTCCCGTGTTTTGTACGTTACGGATTTTTGATTTTTCAAAGCCTTCACGCCGCCAGCGTTCGCGTGCTTGCGCCAAAGTTCGGTTTCAACGCCTGATGTTGTCGCCTCAATGATGAAAAAGGAATAGATCATGGAAACAGGGAAGTCGGTCAGGTGGTGCACGTTCATAAGCATGGATTCGTATGAATAGGCCAACCATATACGACGCATTTTAAACAAGTCTATTTTATCGAGGTTCCTGAATCCTTTGCCTTCCAGATTTCGCCTTAATTCATGATTATTCATTTTTCGTATTTCCCAACCATACGACCTTGAGCCATAAGCCTTTTCATTTACTTCGCCTTTTTCTTCCTTTGCAGGAAAGGTAAGCGTGGTAATTTTGTGAACGTAAACGGTGTCACGCTCAATGACTGGCACAAATGAAGTGTAATGATACTGGGTGTTGATTGGGGAATAAATCAACCCAACCACGAAGGCAACGCCAACACCAGCCGCAACTTGGTACGGGAGGCGCTTGTTTTGAGGAACGTAGTCAATTATTTTGTCTTTCATAAAATTGGTTTTTTATAAATGAAAAATTGGGCGGATTGGTTACCGCCCTGCTTAATTAATAATTTACTCTCCTTGCGCCTACTAATTGGTTTTCATTAAACTTACATTCCTGTACTGCTTTCATGAAGCATTCATGATAATCTTTGCCATCGGTTACAATGAATGAACATTTGCTATTTCTTCCTTCTTTCAATGCACCTGTTTTTGTTACTGCTTGTTTTACACTTCTGTGACGAGTGTATAAAAATCTCCAAGATTGAATTTCGTTTGTCATGATTGATATATTTTTGTTTTTTCAATACGTAAATTTAATATTAATTATTTGAATAAAAAAATATTTACAAAAATAAATTAAAAAAAATGTCCGCATCGGTTGACACGGACACAGAAGAACACTTTAACAACTTACTACTTCACATTTATTTCCTGTATTCTCCAAACTTTGAAATGCTTATCTCAAAGTTTTTAATATCAATTTTTAATTCCTTAAATTGTTCCAATGCCTTTTCCATATTTTCGGCTTCGATAATCATTCGTTTGTCATTGTACTTGATTTCATATTTCATTAGTACCATTTTTTTAAAAGGTCAACAATAAAATAAATGGCAAATACCAAAGTTACAATGCCTCCAGCGGCAACGAAGATGTTGGCAAGGTCTTTGATTAACTTTTCTTTTTCTCTTTCAGTCATCATGGTTTTCTTTTTTTTTGTTTTCTTGATAAATTTTCATTTTAGCCAATAATATATCCTTATTTTTTGCATAATAAGTCCTATTTCTTTCTCTCATTTTTTCCAAATACTCAGGCGTCCATTTTTCGCGAGCCTTCTTTCTATATTCATTATTTTTTAATCGCCGTTTTTCCTTTATAAATGCGTTTAAATTTGCCTTCCATTTAACCATATAGGCGGCGCGTTTTGCTTTCTTTTCTTCGTCACTCATATTTACTTTTTAATTTTCGTTCACGATATTCTTTTGCTTTGATTTTCAATGCCTCATGGTTTGCATAATAATAAGCAAGGCTTTTGTCTTTCCTTATTTGCCTTTCTTCGTCCGTCAACTTCCAGTAATTGTCCTTATTCCTGAGGCGTGTTGCCTCCCTTCTTTTATCCTTTTGGAAGGCTGGCATATTATGGTAATATTCACGGTCATACGCCCGTTGCTTTTCCCTTTCTTCGTCTGTCATGGCTGCTTGTTTAAATAATTCTTTGAAGCAACTGGATCTTTGCCTTGATTTGAATACTTTGCATCCTCCTTTTTATCGTAGCTTATTTTAGGCATCTCGCTAATTTCATGATAAACTATTTGCGCTATTTTCATTCCAGGATAAATCTTTATTCTTTGCACAGCAATTAATTCCAATGTCCAATGTCCTTTGAATCCAACGTCGCCAAATCCTGCAGTAACGTGGACAAATAATCCTAATCTTCCTAATGATGACTTTCCCTGTATCACTGGCACATGGCGAAGTGTTTCCGTATATTCCACAGTTGAGGCAAGGTAAACAATGCCAGGTTGCAAAATCAAACCTTCATCGGGAATAATCATTGGAGTGGATGGGTTTTTCTTGCGAACGTCCAACACGCGCTCCGTGTAAAGAACAAGGGTATTTGACAAAGTTAAATCGTAACTATTAGTACCAAGGTTTTCAAGGTTGAAAGGCTCAATAACGATGTTTCCTTCGCTAATTTCGTCAATGATGGTTTTGTCGGTTAAAATCATTTTGTTTCGTTTTTATAGGTTTCGTTGTAATATTGTTCACCACATTTAATAATAAAACCATTTGGATTTCCCTCATCAAAAGCATCTTTTATCTGCTCCTTTTCCATTTCTTTGGCTTGTTTAAAAATATCTTTAAGATATAATCTTTGGTCAAAATTTAAATGAATTATTATTTCATCATTAAACCATTCAACTGCCGTTTGTTTACTCATTTTGTTTCGTTTTTATAAGTTTCGTTGTAATATTCTGCTGCTTGTTTTTTTAACTCTATTCTAATTTCATCAACGGAAAGCCCTTTGTAATTTTTCATTATTAAAGGATCAATAAGCCCAGTTACATAAGAATCCATTATTTTCTCCTTTTCCATTTCTCTACCTTGTTCTTGTTGCCATTTAGAACCAGCGATAAAACCAGTTATATAAGCTTGTTGGACATAATCAGACATAGTTTCATCATTTCGCCAAAATCTTTCTGCAACCTCCTCAACTGTTTCTTTTTTCATAAGTCGTACTTTTTACGGTTATCAAAATCTTGTTTAGTAAAATAATATTCAGTAAGCATTTGCGCGTTGCATTGCAAGTGCGCTGCATGAAGCAAGCCTGATTCTTTGTCAATGTCCTCACCCAAGCGAATGGCTTCCAAGTGACGCAAGGCGGAGGCGATAACCTCGCTCCATGGCATCCCCTTTTCCCAGTTGCCCGCGGGGTATTTATCCAAACCCTTTGTCCAGACTTTGGCACATTCACGGTTAGCCAACGGGGGAATAAGGTCGTATCTGATTTTTTCATCATTGA